ACCCACCTCTCCCCCCTCACCTCTAGACCCCGGGCCCACCATGCCTAGTCAGAAATCCACTTACTGGGTGTTCACACTTAACTTCAAGGGCGAAATTCCAATTTTGTCCTTGGATACGCGTGTTCAATACGCGCTCTGGCAACACGAATATGTATCCCACCATCACTTACAAGGATTTATACAGATGAAGGCCCAGTCCACACTGGGCCAAATGAAGGCTTTAATACCTGGAGCCCATTTTGAAGTGATGAAAGCCCTAGACTCAGACCAAGCTCGTTCTTATGCTATGAAGGAAGACTCTCGTCTGGAAGGTCCATGGGAGTATGGTCTGTATATTAAGAAAGGCTCGCACAAGCGGAAGGTTATGGAACGTTTCGACTCTGAACCAGAGGAGATGAAGGTAGAAGATCCTTCATTGTATAGACGTTGTCTATCCCGGAAGATGACTGAAGAACAACGTTCTTCTTCTACTTGGGACTATGATTTAAGACCATGGCAGGATTCAATTTTGGAGGCTATTCAACTACCCCCTAATTACAGAGATGTCCTCTGGGTTTATGGCCCTAATGGTGGTGAAGGTAAGTCCACCTTTGCTCGACATCTCTCGCTCAAGGATGGATGGGGTTACTTACCAGGTGGAAAGACTCAAGACATGATGCATTTAATCACAGCAGAACCTAAGAACAATTGGGTGTTTGACATCCCAAGAGTCAGTTCAGATTATATTAATTATGGTGTAATAGAACAGGTTAAAAATAGAGTAATGGTTAATACAAAGTATGAACCAGTAATTATGCGGGATGATAATAATCCCGTTCATGTAATTGTATTTGCAAATTGTCTACCTGATGTAACAAAATTGAGTGAAGACAGAATAAAAATGATCTATTGTTGAGTTTAACAAAAACTCTCACGCGAAGCGATATTTAGTCCCACATCGGCCAGTGCAAAAAACGTCTTCGGGTCTAGAGCAATATAAGGGGAGAGGTGGTATAGTATT